TTTTTTTTATAATTATAAGTACCATAATGTAATGTGGTCTGATGATTTTCATATTCGTTTAAGTGAATTTTTAGGAGTTAAAAGTTTCAAAAAAAATTGGAAAGTAAAAGGTAGTTTTCTTCATCGTAAATTAAATAAAAATAGTAAAGAAGACCTTAATAATGTTATTGATGATGCTAATGAATTTACCGAACAACATCAAAAAAAATATATAATTACTTTTATACCATTACAAATAGTTTCTTTCGGATTATATTATTTATGTAAAAAATGTAAAGAACCAGAATTAGGAGTTCTAATTGGATTATTTCTTAATTTTGAAGCAATTGGAATTACTAGTTATGCTCTAATGGTTCATAAATACAATAGAATTCTTGCAAGAAGAAGAATATATTCTAATAATTCATACTAAATTAAAATGGATATTATTTTCTTTTTATTTTTTTTATGTAAGATTACCTTGAATTGAAATATAAACGTATAAGAAATACCTGCAATTAGTTCTCCAATATAAACTACAATAACAGATTTTTCTTTTACGTTGTTCAGTTTTTCTATTGATTTCTTCTAATGCAAAAGGGACGAGTGATGACATGAGAAATCGTGTATGTTTAACTTTTGTTCTGATACATTCAATTTTTCCTTGATTATTCCAGTTAATAAGTGACTAAAAGAAGTTCATAGCATTTTATAAAAGAAAGTATGTCTTTGAATTAGAATTTAGATTTTTGTAAATTTTAATTCAACTGTTAGCATTCCTTGAAGATTTAAAACATGGTTTAGAATCTTTATTCCATTAAATTTTTAAACTATTTTTTTTCGGCTTTCAAAAAAAACTTTAATAAAATATTTTCTTTGTTTCGACCATCTTATAGATTTTTATTATATAATAGTAGGATGTTCACAAAATAAGTTCTCGTAAAAGAAAACATAATTGAAGTTTAAAGCGTTATTTATTAAAATAAAATGTGCGGTATTACTGTTTATATAACAAAAAACAACGATATTATAAAGACATCAAATATGATGAAAGTATTACATCGTGGTCCTGATTCTGCAAATATGATTGAAACCGAATATAAAGACTATACATTGTCTTTTGTTTTTCATCGTCTTGCTATAATAGATTTAGATAACGGAAGTCAGCCTTTCAAATTTGAAGATGATAATAGAATTGTTTATTTAGTTTGTAATGGAGAAATATATAATTATCTCGATATTATTAATAAATATAATTTTGAAACTAAATCGGATTGTCATGTTATTCTTGATATGTTTTTATCTTTTGGTATATTTAGAACATGTAAAGAATTAGATGGTGAATTTGCTTTTGTTTTGATAGAATTAAATAAAACACAAAATTATATGAAAACTTATTTTTGTAGAGATAGATTTGGTATCAGACCTTTATTTTATTATACAGATAATGATGGTATATATTTTAGTTCTGAATTAAAAGGTTTACCATTTGAAGGCAAAGGACAACAAGTTGAACCTCGAAATATTAATTTATTTATGGAATCAAAAAATAAATTTTATATAAGGTCTCTACCTTATTATGAAATTGGAAAAAATACAATTAAAATTAAATATTTATATAATCAAATATCCGAAACTCTTTTTAAAAGTGTTAGTGATAGACTACAATCTGAAAGACCAATAGGTGCTTTATTATCAGGTGGTTTAGATTCATCATTAATATGTGGTATTGCTTCTAAACTTTTAGAAAAAAAAGGACAAAGATTAAATACATTTACAATAGGTATGGATTATGATAGTCCAGATATATTATTTGCTCGAAAAGTTTCAAAATATATTAATAGTATACATCATGAAATTATTTTACCAGTAGATTATTGGATTGATGCATTAGAAAATATAATTAAACAAATCGAAACTTATGATATTACAACAATTAGAGCATCAACTGGACAATATTTGATTTCTAAATGGATTTCTGAAAATACTGACATTAAAGTGATTTTAAACGGTGATGGTTCTGATGAACTTACATCAGGATATTTATATTTCTTTAACACCCCATCTGAAATAGAAGCACATGAAGAAAACATTAGATTATTAAATGAAATACATAATTATGACGTATTAAGAGTAGATAGAGGTATATCAGCATTTGGTTTAGAATCAAGAGTTCCGTTTTTATCTCATCATTTTGTTGATTTATATTTATCAATCGATCCTTTTTTAAGAAATCCTATAAAGAATGAAAGAAGTGAAAAATATTTATTGAGAAAATCATTTGAGGATATGAATATAATTCCTAATGATGTTTTGTTTAGACAAAAAGAAGCATTTAGTGATGCTGTATCTAATAGACAAAAATCATGGTATGAGTATATTCAAGAATATGTAGAAGATATAATTTCAGACGAAGAACTTGAACAAAATAAAGATTTTAAAACAAAAGAATCATATTGGTATTACAAAATATTTAAAAAACACTATCCTGAATCAGATTTGATAGTAAAATATTGGTTACCATTATGGTGTGGTGAAGAAAATAATGGAGATCCGAGTGCTCGTAAGTTAAAAAGTTTACATGATGATTAATAAAAAATATATGTACGTTGTTGTGAAATACGAAAATAAATCTGTATTACATCGATTAGTTATTGTTAAGCATATATTTTGGCACGTGATATATATGGATCATATGTAGAAGATTATAAAAATATATCCGATTCTAAATATTACACAAAATTTTTGGAACGTGAAAACTTTATACGATTATTCTGATTGGAGTATAAATTTAGACGGTACTTTCGACAATATAGTATTTTCAGTTCTTGAAAATTCGACTGTAAATATATGTAGTATAAAAAATTTTCATTTAATAAAAAATTATCAAAACTCCGTCATCGTCATTAATTCCTTTTATGTGTTTAATATTTAAAGAACCTGGTATTACATAACTCGAACCACCTCCTCCACCTCCTTCATTTGTACCACTTGCTCCTCCATACCAACCTTCTCCTCCACTTCCATTACAACCGCATATGTTATCTCCTACTCCTCCATATTTAAATTTTCCATTTTTACCTTTACATTTAGATAAATATTTTTCAGCAATTCCTCCATTATTTTGTCCTCCTCCTCCACCTGATGAAGAACCTGCTTTTTTACCACCACCAGAACCTCCTTTTGGTTTTGGATTATTTCCATAAGAACCTCCATTATAACCACCAACACTTCCACCTCCTCCTGCGACTAAAATACGAGAATGTATGTCATTTTTTTTCAATCTAATTTCAGTTGATTCACCTCCTTTTTTTATATTACAACCAGCATATTCTTTGGATATTCCTCCAACTTTTATGTATAAAGGTATATTTTTTTGAACTTTTAATGTAGCTTTTACCATTCCACCTTTACCAGGTATTCCACCACCTAAATTTCCATAACTTCCTCTCGCACCAAATGCAAATACATTTATTGTAGAGGTTTTTGGAATAAATGTTTCAATATTACCAGTGTATTTGAAAATTTTATATTTCATTTATTTAAAATAATATAAAATTTTAATGTTTATAAAATCCTTGTTCTTCTTTTTTCTTTTGATCGTATAACATTTTATCTATAGTCATTATTGTTTCTTGATCTAAATCATCTAATGACCCTTTCCCCGTTACAATTTTAGATAAATCAATTTTTGGTTCTCCTTTTAAAGCACAATCCCACCATTCATCAAATTTTTTCTTATCTAATTCAATTACCAATTCACCATCGTCAATCAACCATGTGCTATTTTCTGATTTTATTACACTAAATAACTCACCATTTATTATTTCTTTTCCTTTTATTTTAACATTTAAAGTAGTTGGATTGAATATAATTTCAATATCTTTAGTTCTCGTGTTTGATTCAAGTGTTATAGTAATTGAAACATCTTTATGATTTTGTGTCCATCTATAATTTTCTAATACTAATCCATTATTAACAGGAACTAATCCTTTTTCATCTTCTTCTGTTGACATTTTTATAAAAAAAATAAACTTTTAAATAATTTTATCTTTAATAAATGATTAAAGAAAAAGAAGAACTAAAATATTTTAATAATGAAACACCTTTATTTTCTTTAAATGGTACAAAAACATATGCTCGTGTCGTTAATATTACTGATGGAGATACTATTACAGTTGTTATTCCTATTTTCAATAATTATTTTAAATTTCACGTTAGATTAAATGGTATTGATACTTGTGAAATACATAGTAAGAATGAAATATTAAAAGAAAAAGGTTTAAAAGCAAAATATAGGCTAATTGAATTATTATGTCCTTCTGAAAAAATAAATAATATTATCTGTATTTCAAAAAAACAAATTGTAGATCTACTTGATAAGAATATTTGTATTGTATGGTTAGAATGTTTAGAATTTGATAAATATGGTCGTTTATTAGGTAATATTTATATTGATAATAAAACAAAAAACGTCTCTAATATTCTTATTGACGAAAAATTAGCATATAAATATGATGGTTCTACTAAATTAAACGAAGAAGATATGTAAATTTTTATACACAAATGTATAAAAATAAAAAACGATAATAAATTTACATTCTTTGAACTAAAAAAGACGGAGGTTGTAATTCGAGTTTCGGTACATCAGAAATCGCATTTTGTTGTAATAAATCTACTTTAAATGTACCACTTGGTTCTTTAGATGATATACATCTCGATACGTTATCACTTATCGATCTCATTACTCTTCTACAACCTTCTGGAGTATAATCATAATTAGCTGAACATGATACACCGATATCGCTAGCAACTTTAAATGAATCTTGATTTGCTCCCAAATACATAAAAACCCATTTATGATCTTCTTCCATTTGTTGAATCATTTCTTTTATGTCTTTCTTATTATATTTCATTGATGCATTTTCTTCACCGTCTGTTAATATTACAAACATTACATTTTCAAGTTTTTGTGATTTTTGATATTCTATTGCTTCTCCAATCGCATCATATAAAGCTGTCATTCCATTTGGACCATAATCTTTTTCTGATAATATTGGAACATCTTTTCCATTTAAATTTTTATGTTTGAAAGAAACTCTACTATTAAAAAAAATTAAAGTAGATAAGAAATCTCCTGCTTCTTGCTGTGTCTTATAAAACGCATTCAATCCTTGTCTTGGTTCATCTTTCATTTCAATCATTGAACCTGAATTGTCTAGAATAAATACTACTGATAATACTTTATATGATTCCATGTTATATATATTATTTTTAAGGAATTGAAAATTAATAAATCAATTTTTTTTTAAGGATTTTTCTTTTAGAATAAACATTTTAAACATTTATATTTTGTTTCAATTAAATCAATATTCTCATCATCAAATTTATTTTTATTTTCATATTCTAAAACGGATAAAAACAATTTTTCTATATTTTCTCCTGTTTTCGCTGATGTTTCATAATAAATCATATGATTTCTTAATGCATAATCTGAAGCTTCGATTTTTGATACTGTTCTTGAAGAACATAAATCTTTTTTATTTCCAACTAAATATATAATATACTGATGCATTGAATTTGATTTTATTTGATTATAATATAAATCAACTTCTTGAAATGATTTTTCGTCTGTTATATCAAAAACTATAAAAAAATATCTTGTCGAATTATAAAACCCTTTAGAAAGATTTATATTTCCTAAAATATAATATATGCTATAATAATATTTTAAATTATTCTCAACCACTACGATACTTTTATAATCTACTTTCATTGTGTTTTCACTATTATTATCAAATGAATTAGATATAAAACGATGTATAATTGATGAAACTCCTGTACTTACTAATCCAAATATTACAATTTTAATTTGTTTTATCATTTATTAATTATTCATTTTCTAAATTTTTAAAATAAAATAATAAAATATTTATATAATAATAAATGGAAAAAAAAGTAGTTGAATATCCTTGTACGAAATGTGAAAAAGAATGTACTGAGAATACTATAGAATGTAAAACATGTAAAAATTGGTCTCATATAAAATGTTATCCTGAATTAGAAGGTAAAAAAAAAGAAGAATTAGATATATTAGATTTTTATTGTAAAAATTGTAGTAGTAAAAAAAGAAAAAGAGATGATGAAAGAAGAATAGAAAAAAATAAAAAAAGATTAAATGAAATTGATACAAATTTAAAGAATTTATCCGATGACATCCAAAAATTAAACACTGAGATAGTTGAATTATTAAATAAAGTAAATAAAGTAAAAGAAGATGATGAAAATTTTCAATTATTTATAGAAAATGATGATGAACTACAAAGTTCGTTATTAAATTTAGAAAAAATATATGACGAAATTATAACAAAAAAAATAATTGATGAAACAATAAAATTATTTGATGTAAGCAAAAAAGAAGAAGAAGGAGTAAAAGAAAGCAAAAAAGAAGAAGAAGGAGTAAATGATAATATAATAGAATATTTTAAAGATCAAGGAAAAAAGAAAAAGAAATCGAAAAGAAAGAAAAGTAAATCAAAAAGAAAGAAAAGTAAAAGGAAATCAATAAAGAAAAGAAAGTAAATGTTTATTATTTTTAACCAATTTGGTTAGAAATAAAATTAATATATGATTTTACTTTTTCTTTTTAATCTTCATCTTTTTATTCAAAACTTCATGTTTCATATTTAACTTATTTACAATACTTGAAACATTACATATTTCTAATTCTTTTCCTATTTTTAATAATTTTTTAGGGTCTAAACCATCTTCTCCGTAAGCCCATTGATATATTGAATTGCAACAATCTCTTACTGAATTATCATATTGGATTTTTATGTCTTCTGTTAATTTTATTATTCTTCTCTGTATATATCCCGAAGTCGTTTATACCCTAAATTTCCAATTAGGGACTAGACTATATCTTAAGCAAACATAGTTGACTAGACTATTAAGTTTACCGATACCCGTGTTGATTATAAACCAAACGTAGTCGTTGAACAAGAACCATATCCTATCAATAACGGACTTAGATTCTTTACGCGCGGATTACCTAATCTCTAATGTTTTTACCATCCGTTAGGTTATTAACCTACTGCTACAACTTTAGTTTCCCAAAGTTCGCGGTAATTAGAGACATAAAGGTTTTCCCGTCATTTTAAGGTATCTTGCTTTGTATTTGATACAAAACTAGCAATGTTTTTTTACATCACTTGACCATTCATTTTAGCCGTATTCATAGCAGTATCACATGTTGATTCTCTTCCAGACATACTATGAAAATAGTATTGTTTTGGATTTAATCCTTTAATAAAAGAAGAATCAATAAATCCACGTGATTCATATTCATCTCTTTTATCTAATTTATCAAAAGAATAATGTGGTAATGTTCTTTTTCCGTCATTTAATGTTGGTTGCACTCTCTGACCTGATATATTTTGTTGAGCAAGTAGACCCGTCACCTGTGCTATATTAAACCAATCGCCCTTACTACCTGATTTCACAGTCGAAATGAAATTATTGTCGTCATTTAATGCATCTTTTGCAATTTTAAGACCAATATCTTTAGCTTTACTTAAACAACCGGTTATTCTAATTTCTCTAATATTTGGATTATAAGTATTTGATTTTATATTTTCTGCTTCAATATAACATTTCTCAATTACATCATTAATTTCTTGAACTTTTTCTTCACCTTGAACCATGCAATCTTTTAATCCTACACTAAATCCAGTAATTAACAACCAATTATTTGTTATAAATTGAATTAAATCAATAAAATTTGCTGCTTCATCAGGACCATATTCTTTATTTATAATTTGAATAAGAGAATTATGAGCGCAACCTAAAATATTTTTATCTAATGTTCCTTCATATAATACACCTCGATAAATTTTTACAATAGGTTCATTAGGGTCAGCGCCATTTTTCTTTTCATAAATAAAATCATCAGGTAAAGCCAATGAAATTAAACCCTTACCATGAAAACATTGAACTTTTTTTCCTTTTTCTTGATATATTCTTCTAATATGTTGAATTTTTGCTTGTATTTTATCTACTGGAATATCACATACCATTGCAATATTAAAAAACTGATCTTTTCTTACTGGTTGTATTCCGACTGTCATACGATATGCACCTAATAAAGAATCTTGAACTATACACATTATATTTTTTGAACTTTGTGCTGATATTATTTTATATTTTGATGCAGACAATAATCTTAATTCTGCTTCTGCTTCTAATGAAGCCGCTAAATGCAAATTCATTTCATCTCCCGTTAATACCTTTATTTTCATAAAGGACTAGACTGTACCTTAAGCCTTCATTGGAGTTGACAACTCCTCCGACCAACACTTTACCAGTCGTTGAAAATCTCTCTTTGGAAGTCATTAACCTTTAGAGAGTATCTTGCGGATTGTCCAAGATTTTTACGTTATTACCGTTGTGTACGACCATTAATCGTGTTCCTTTTAAAAGTTTCCTTGTAAAAGTGGTAGTAAAAATTATACGGAGTTTCCCGCATCCAAGTGTTTCGCAATATATTGATTTTTTAAATTATTTATAAATTCTTCGACTCTTTGTTTTGATGTATCTAAAGAAATATGAATACCTCCAAAATCTGCTTTTTTTCTATTTATAAGAACATACCAACCATATTGTATATTATTCCTTCTTAAAGGTTTTATAAAAGTTGATATATCAACATCTTCTGGAATTATAATATTTTTAAATCTTTCATATTTTTTATCGATATAATATCTATGAACGCCATCGGAAACTCTTTTTTTTCCTTCATCTGAAAGTTGAATTGTTTTTGAACCATATTTTAAATTAAATCCAGATGGAAACATCGTATTCAATTTTTTAATATAATATGTTTCTCTTTCATCTGAATTTTCAATTTTACATATTTCGATAATTTCAACTTTAAAATTTTCAGGTCCGTATTTTCTTATAGCATTATTAAGATAATGACACTGATTTTTTTTTGACGAAAAACTTTCCGAAATATGTTCTTTAAATCTTTTTTCCATTCCATGACGTCTATATTTTCCATTATTTAGAATATGTGAAACTGTTTGTCCAACATATAATTTTTTATTGGATAAACAAAATATTTTATAAATTTCCACATATCTTTCTTCTTTATTTATTATTTTTTTATTATTCAAAGGTATTATATCATTATTCATTTTATTAAAGCCGTCAAATCTTTAAATCTTTAAATCAGTATACTACTAGAGGATTATAAACTTTTAATTTCCTCTCTTTTCGACATCTGCGTGAAATCCGCATTGCTATTATCGAAGTCAGCATTGCATTTATACCTTAAATTTTCATAAAAGGAGTAGACTGTACCTTAAGCCTAATATAATTAGACCAACATCTTTGCAGTCGTTGAAACGCTTTCATTTTTATATTAGAAAGTCGCCTGCGGATTAACCAAATACTAACATTTTTACCATTGGGTACGATTTTTAATCGTGTTCCCTTTAAAGTTTTCACAATAAAGGTGGTAGTTAATATAATAAGGAAGTCCCCGCAACCAGATGTTTCGCCTCATAAGAGAGACTAGGATAAACTCTTTTAAAGTTTCCTTTTATCACCCATTTGAATGATTTATTTATACTTAAATTAAATCTAATTGTTTTTCCAGGTCGTATTACAACCTCTTGAGCCATCATTGACCATATTACCTTACTCAATTACATATTTATTTGTAATATCATTGTAAATTATCTTTTCAGATAGGAATAGACTATATCTTAAGCCCAATATATTGGACCCATATCCATTTAGTCGTTGAACCTTTTTCTTTCCATTTATGGTTAAGAAACTTGGATGCGAATTATCTCTCTTTCTTTGATTTTTTACTAAATATAGTAGTTAACTATATATTTATAATAAATTTCTTTATTATTTTAGTATCAAAGACATCAACAAGATGTTCCCGCAATTTGAATATGTCGCATGTATATGATTTACACACTAGTATTAATTTTTATAATACTTGAGCTCAATAATGAACCCTCATGAAGCCATATACCTTAAACTTACGTAAAAGGAGTAGACTATACCTTAAGCCTATCATTGAGTACGTGACTACTCTAAGACCGATTCCCGTTGAGATTGTAAATATTGTATTGCTAATTTAATTTTATCTGTTAAATTCATATTTTTTCTACAAAAAGTTTTTATTTTTATATCTGGAATTCTGACTGTTATTTTTTCTACTTTACTTTTACTATCAATTCCAAATGTTATATACATTGGTAAATTATCTAATTTTAATATATCTAATGATTTCTTTACTATATTTTTATTTTCGACAGACATATTCCTATATTTTCCAGATATAGAAATTTTATTTCTAGTATTATCATCATTTAACTTTCTACCTAATAACGTTTCACTTATTTTTTTTCTTGTTTCATCAGATTTTTTTATACCTTTTTGAGATTGACTCATTTTATCTAAAGTTTCTTTACATAAACGACTATTTTTTAAACCACCCGATTGTAAATTATAGCCATTAGGAGACATTGTATTATAAATATTTATAAACATGGATTCATATGTATTCATTAGACTTTTATTACATAATATTAAAGTTTCAATTTTAAAATTTTTATCACCGTGTTCAACAATAGCATTTTTTAATAATCTACAACCATATTTTTTAGATTTCGAATCTTTAATATGTCTTTTCCATCTTTCCTCAATCGTTTTAGATGTCTGTCCAATATATTTAAAATTATTTATTTTATTAGTAATAATGTAAATTGAGCAAGTTTCCATAATATATATTATTTATATTTTTTAAATTAAAATTCAATTTTATTTTTACAATCTACGCGTCGTTGAACACTTTCCATAGGCAGTCACGTTTTATACCCTTAGGAATATGATGCGGATTATCCAAATACTTAATGTTTTTACAATTCTTTAGGTTGTTAACCAAAGTTTTCCTATATCGTTTCCAATATAGAAGATGTAATTAAGTTTTTAAGGATGTCCCCGCAATTGAGGAATCTCGCCATACAAGATGACTAGATAAATCTTTTATTTTTATCTTTTTCAACCCTATTTTGAGTTGGTTGTCTGTTTAGCAAGATTATTTGCCCGTCATAAACCTGAATCTCGCATACATCACCAATATTTAATTGATATGTTCGTTTTTCTGGATATTTAATATCTGTTATCCATTCACCGTTTCTTTTTAATTTATCTCCTTTTTCTAATAATTGTTTTCCATTTGTAACCATCATTTCTATTTCTTTACCAGTATTTTTATCAGTTCTGTAAATAATATCACCATGATTTAATCTTGTTCCTTTAAAAAATAAAGCATTTTCTAAATTTATACGAGTTTTTCCATTATCTTTTAATACATAATTTACTTTTCCTTCATTTACCAAATTAGTTAAGAAATCATAATTATATGCTGTAACTGGTACTGGTGTAGTTAAATTTTTTGCAATTTGCGGAGGAACACATATTTGTCCCATCTTTAATGTTGGATCTGGACCAATTCGTTAACACCGCATCTTTTCAGATGGGACTAGACTATATCTTAAGCTTTCGCCCATATCCGTTTAGTCGTTGAACCTTTTTCTTTCTAATTTATAGATAAGAAACTTGGATGCGGATTATCTTTATTCTTTATATTTTTACTTTCAAAACTATTAGTTGAGACCAAAAAATAAATTTCTTTATTTTCTTAGTAATAAAGACTTAACAAGATATTCCCGCAATTTGAATATGTCGCATGTTTACACATACTAGCAATACTATTAGTATTACTTCAGCAATTATTTACCGTTCTAGCAGTCATTTCACCTTTTACACTTAACTCATTCATATATTTGTATATGAAATCACAGTTATACACTTTTACAAGCGAGAATAGACTATATTTTAAACAATCATCGAAGATTATCAGTCTTCTCATGTCCATAACCATGTAGTCGTTGAACCTTCTTCTATTTCCGTGATATTGGAAGTTAGAAGATTGGATGCGGATTGTCTCTACTCTTAAATTTTTACTTACTTATAGTTATTAACTATAAATCTTTTTATATTTCTATAAAAAAGAGAGTATTAAGAGATTATCAAGATTTTCCCGCAATTTGATTATGTCGCCTATATTTATTTAGACTAGCAAATATTTTATATTTACTTAGGCATTTATTTTTACCTCTTCATATATTTGAAACCATATTTTTTAAAATAAAATTTATATTCTAAAGCCTGGTTATATTTTATGTCCATCGATAATTTAGATGAAATAAAATTTTTTTTATATACTTTTTTATTTCTAATTATATGAACAATATCCTTTCACGATGCTATTTTTTAAATAACTTAGGTTTCAAATTTTTGGACTATACCTTAAGCCTTCATCGAAATTACAAATTTCTCTGACCCATTACCATCTAGTCTCTGAACCTTCTCCATAGGCTAGTATACACCTTTAGGAGCTTGGATGCTGATTGTCTCAATCCTTTTTCAAGGAATAATTTTAATAATTTTTACATTGATATAATATTTCTATTATAATATCGTATATTAAAATATTGAGATTTTCCAGCAGTTTGGCAATGTTGCCATAAATATTTTTATGACTAGGTGATTATATCTATTACTAGGAGGAATTTACAATATTTATCTAAAAAGGTTTATTCCTCAACCTTTTCAGTATTCACCTGTTATGAGCAAGAGTTCACCCATTAAGTTCGTACGCACTAATCCATCTTTCGCGATGATTCGCTCATTCAATTATAACACTTTACATCCTTATAATTTTAATAAATTATTTTTATAATCAATTACCATCTTTAATTTTTCTTCCATTGAAATTTTTGTTGAACAAAAAGATTTACAATGCCTTTTCCCATCTAATGTTATACTAAATTCATAACCAATATTTTTTCCCTTTTTCTTTTTCAGAAAAATATTTAGAGGCAATTCATTACTTTTATTATTTAAACGTATATCATCAACATTTTCTTTATTTTTTACTTTTTTTAAAAATTCTTTTGCGCTATTGAAATTTTCTTCCAAAGTATTTTTTTGAGACGAAAATCTTTTTTCAAATTTTTCTCCATCTAATGCAATTCTAACTCTATATCCAACTATTTTTCCTTTATATTCTATTTCAGTGATATTTGTTGTTTCGTTATTAGTTTTAGATAATTTTTTACGAAGTTCATCTGTCATATTTGTTTTTCTTTTACCATTTACTAATTTATGATTCACATTCCCTCCACTTTGTATATTATATCCTATTTTTGAATCATTTGAACCATATTTTTTTATATAATATTGTTCAAGATTACCAGTTTCATTTATATCACAAATTTCGATTGTTTCAACAGTGAAATTTTCAACTCCATATTCTCTCATTGCATCATATAATAAACGATATCTATCTTTAAAAGATTTTAAAGTAGTATTTTTTTTATGTTCATTAAATCTATCTTCAGCAGTCCATATTTTTATATAATTTTTAATTTTTTTGAAATTTTTAGTTTGTCCAACATATTTTTTATTATTTTTAATGTTTGTTATAAGATATATAATACCTTTTACACTTTTATCACCAATATTATAACCAAAATTTTCATTTTCAGAATCGAATTCTTTTTTATATTTATTTAACTTATTTAAATAGTCAAATTCACTGCATATTTCTAAAACATCTACTATAAAATTATCGATTCCATGTTCTTTCATATCTGAATATAATAAAGGGTATAAATTATCTTTAGTTTTTCTTTTTAAATTTTTTTTATGTTGTTCAAATTCCTGTTCTGCTGACCATTTAATTAAATTACCTTCATATTTTTTATAATTAACTGTTGAATCAATAAAAACTTTATCATTAATTATATTTTTAATAACATAAATTATATATTGGATTTTATTAGAAACTTCACTATCATAAACTTCATTATTACTTTCAGAAACTTCATTATCATTATCAGAAACTTCATTATCGCTATCAGAAACTTCATTATCACTTTCAGAAAATTCGTTATCATTAGAATTATTATTTTCATCAGAACTATAATATACGTCATCATATTCATTAATTTCTTTTACTTCTTGCATCCACTCGTTTAATTATAAAGATGTGTTAATAAAGTGTTATATTGAAATCACTATTTTAATCGTATCATATTTGACTTAGATTAAAAGTTATCAAGGACTATACCTTAAGCTATCATTGAGATTGACTAAATCCCTCAAACCCACTACCGTCTAGTCTCTGAACCTTATCCGTAGACTTGTCATTATCGTCTTTAGGATCTTGGCTGCGGATTGTTTGACATCGTTTTCACAATTATTCTATTACTTTTTACAATACCAACGCAATTACGCGAAGTCCAGTATAAATATTTCTATAAATACAGTTGTGTAATAAAATTAATCAAATTTTCCCGCAATTTGGAAGTGTTGCCTATAAAATACAATAGACTAGGTGATTATATACACGATTTGTTTTACACTGTTTTTCTTATTAGGAGAACAAATACCCTAATAAGCAGTCACCTTTTACGAGCAAAGATGTTTACCCGTTAATCTTTCTTTTATACCTTTTATGCTTCTACCATTTGTACTATGTTTCGCCTTGCCACTGTTATGAGTAACCGTAAAATCACCTAATAAAAATCTATGATTTTTATCAATAACAAATCCGTTATATTTCCCAGTACCAATAGGTTTAACAGATATTGTTGTTAACAAAGTATCAAGTACCTGATTATTTGTTAATCTTTTGCTTTTTAAAATTACAGGGATTTTATTTATATTATATCCACTTATGTGTATTATATATTTTTCTCCATGTCTTATTTCACCATTTGTGATTTTCCATTTAGTGTTTTGTTTAGTGATCGATGTTTGATAACCTAATGAAGAAGCTAATATTTTTACTTGTTCAATTAAATGTTTTCTACAACTTGTTTGTGAAATTTTATAAGCATTTCGTGCTTTAAAACCGTCAGTATCTATAAATCCTGCTAATAATTTCATACGAATTTCTTCATCGTTGTATATATAATCAACCGGTATATGTTTATTTTCGATTAAATTGTATTTATTTAACAGATATTTGAATGGATTCGAATGTGATTTATCATTTCCAATATTTAATTTAGATTTTATACCAAAATAAATATCTGGTCTAAAATTAATTTCATCTTTTACATATCCTTTGTCACCATCTTTTAATTTTTTTTTACGAAGCACGATTTCACAATCAATAGTTTCGGTGTACTTTTTCCAATAATCAATTAGTTCTTGATTTTCACTTGTGAATCCCGTACCATTGCTGTTACCATCACCAAGCCACATACCTAAAATATATGGATCAATTAAAACTTTTTTACTTTCCCAATTAATACTTTTGTGTAATTTAAATCCAGCTAAATTATCTTTTACATTTTTTGGTAATTTTATATAATCTTTAATTTTAATATCAAATATATTTGATTCATCAATATTTTCAGAAAATTCTTTCATTTTTATAAAAGCTTCTTCTTTGGTTAGTGTTTCTGATATTTGAAAATTTTTGACTTTTTGGTCTAAACCATTAAAATAATACATAACCCATTTTCCATTTTTATATTTTTTAGAAGGTTTTTGCCAAATTATTTTTTTATGTCTTTTATGTTTTAAAGTTAAATAATGATTGCTATTAACAATATATTTTTCACCTAATCTTTGTTCAATTTCAAACATTTCATCTTCACCAGAGCATATTGCTTGTACTATTCTTTTTTCTCCATCATCACCGATCAATTCATCACCGTATTCAATCTCGTCTGCTCTTTTAAAACCTCCTTCCCACATTAATACTGGTGTATCAGGTGCTAAACATGAATTATTATAAAATGTAGAAATACGAAATTTTAAACTTTGTAAATATTTTTGTTTTTTAGTATCAGAAATTGGTTGTCCATCTGTTTGTTCTAAATGATTATTTGCTTTTATTATTTCTACTAATTGAATTGTCAAATCATCATCACACATATTTGAATCACTGATAACATACGGGCGAACGCAATTGTGAGTGATTAAATTTTCAACACAGTATGTATTATCTTCATCTACCTCAAAATTATAAACTTTTATATCTTTTACAAAATCTGAACTTTTATTAGTTATTTTAAACCAAAAATAATCATCATCTATAAGATAAATATTTAAATCTTTTTTCCTATCTTTTACTATACTTATATTATATAATAAATGTTTTGATATTCCGTTATTTTTTTCAGATGTATTTATTTGTGATAATATACCAAGTTTCATATATAATAATTG